TGGTAGATTGAAAGACCAGATACCACCTGATGATTCAAAGAAAGTAAGAGTTGAAGTAGAACCTACTCCGTTTACATCACCCCATGCGTAATCACCACCACCAAGTGAGGCAAAGAATGGAGAGAGTGTACCTGCTCCGTCTACACCCCACATATTGAACACACCTCCTGCACCAATTTCAATAGAACCAATATTTTGTACACCAGAAGTTGATTGACCTACATCACCAAATATGAGTAAATCTGATGCAAAATCAAGTCTCATTCCACGGTACGCATTACCTGACATATTTATTTGTTGTATCTGGTCGTTTACACTAAGGATAGTGCTGTTTACAAGACCTGAAACATCACCCATGTTTACGATTGCACCATTTCCTGCTGAAAGGTTTGTATAGATGTCTAGGACTGCACCTGTTGTACCAAGACCGTCACCTCCGAGTGCTTGAATGTTTTGTGAAGAATCACCAACGTATAGTGAAGTGTTGTTACCTCCACTTGAAATATCTCCCATCGCTACATCGAAAGTCGGACCATCAACAATAAATGCACGCTTTGCAGGACTTGCACCGTTTGTAATTTGAAATCTACCTGTGGCGTTGTTCCATGTGAAAGCAGTAGAACCTGCGATAGTAGAAGCACCTGTCCAGTATGTGATTTGTGTGTTTAAGCCAGAACCAGTGATTGTACCTGCACTTGTAGAAAGAACACCTCCTGATAAGGTAAGACCTGTTCCTAAAGTGAGTTCTTCTACTGCTCCAACACCTGCTGTTGAGCGACCAAGAAGACGATCTGTATTCATGGTAAGTCCTGAACCTGTAAGAAGACCAGTGCCTACTTTAGAATTGAATGTACTCCAGTCTGTACTAGAAAGTTTACCTGTGTTTGTACCAGAAGCGATAGGAATATTTAGAGTAAATGATCCTGCGCCAGTAATAGGAGATCCTGTAACATTCACATTAGTACCTGATGTACCTGTAGTGAGTCCTACAGAAGTGACACCTCCGCCACCTCCTCCGCCACATCCATTACATCCTGCGACATTGATGATTGAATTACCAAGGCCATTACCGCCATTGGTATATAATTGTCCGTTTGCTTGCTTAGCCCACCATTCTGCATGTGCTGTGCCAGTAAATAGCGTAAAGATTGCGAGTGATAGAGCAAGGAATTTGAAGAGTTTTTTTATCATATATTAGTTATTATTGAATAGATTAATGTCTGCTTTGGTAAGATCTCCATCTGCATGGTTAGTAATTTTCAAGAATACCCACATTGCACCAGTTGGAAAGGCCCTGAAAGCTTTTGGAAAAGTAGATCCACTTGATGGATTATACGCATTTGCTGAATCATAATTCACACCACCTTGAAAGTCTGTATACATTACTTGATCATATTGGTTTGTTGGACCAGATACTACTGATGGATCTGGTGGATTCATATTATCTTGATTAGAAATATATAATTCTACATCAAAATCTGGTGAACTTGTTTCATCCACATCAAGATAAAATTCAATGGTGTCAAAGTCTGCACAGAGTATAGGTGCAGATACTGCATCGTCTGTGACTACTCCTGAGAAAACATCTTTATAAAGGTTTTGTTGTTGTTTTGACATGTTTTAAGTAATTATTTTTATAATTTAGTCCTTATCGCAACACTTTCTGGAGAAAGTGCTGAGTAAAGACTAAGTTTAACGAGCAATTATGTAGTCTACAGTAGTATCTGCACCTGGATCTGTACTAAAAAGTACTGTCAAAGTATCTGTACTTGCTGTTGCTTTTTGAATAGAAGCAGCATTTGTAGAAGCACGAATCACCGCAGAAACAATATCTGTTGCAAGAAGTCCTGTAATTGTATATGCACGAGTAGCTGTTGTTTCTCCTGATGCTGTTCCGGCAAAAACAATTCCAGCTACACCTGTTGATACAGTCCATACAGGAGATGCTGTAGTACCAGTATTTTTGTATTGAATACCTGTTACGGCATTCGTTACTACTGCTCCTACCATGAAATATCCTGCTGTTGCTGCTGGTGCTCCTGCTGTATTTCTACAAGCACGAGCCACAAGTCCTTTTGCTACAGTGTTGTCAATATCAGTGTATTCGAGATCAAACAATGTTGTGTCGAATCCAATGTCTGTTTTGTATTGAATCATGTGGGTAATTCACTCCGAGCTATATTTACTGGACAACAATGTGTAGAAAAGAAGAAAAGATTAATAAACTTCTTTCGTTGTCCAGTGAACATAACCCAGAGTGAGTTATGTTAGGTGAATAATGGATTAAGAAACCAATGAGTAGATTTGTCCTCGTGATGATACACGTCCGAAAGCATAACGAGCACGTGATCCCCAAATGTAATCATCATTGTAAGGATCTTGGAATCCAGGAGTCATGTGTGGCATTTCCCAGAGACATTCGTACATTTGAGCACGATTGATTCCAGTAAGTGCATGTAGTGACCACCACTTGTACTTAGCACTGTTTTGGCGACCCATAGCATCAGTTGCTGCCAAAGGCAATTCAACCAATTCATACATTTGTGAAAATGTATTGATAACACCAGGGTTTGCTTGAGTGATAAGTGTAGTAGAACGCAAGATTTCTCGTGCAACACGACATGTTTGTGGATCTTGTTTGTTTACAACAAGGTGTGTAAATGTCATTTCTACAGGAAGACCATAGTTATCCAAGATATCTGTAACTGCAAGCTGTTGAGCTGATTCTAGAGCTGTAACAGAGAGTTGTGGATTACCAGGAACAATGTTTGACCAAGTTGTAGCAGAGAACGCCAATGGGTGAACTGCTGATGCTGGAGCGAGTCCATCACCTGATGTCATATCCACTGTACGTCCATCCATGTTTACGTATGAAGTTACGTTTACGAATGTTACTGCGAAGTGCTGACGATCTAGTTCCATACGATTAGGTACAGAAGCATTAAATCGCTTCATAGCTTGACCGATTTTGAAACGCTTTGCTACACGCATTTCGTAAGAAATGTTGAGCTGTGATCCAATACGATTAGCTTCGATGTTCTTAAAGTACCCATCACCGAATTCAAGACGCTTTGCATCCACACCTTGTGGCTTGTCATGAGCGTATTGTGACATGTCTTGTTCGTCTAGACGAACAGTTGTCTCTCCAGTTTCACCTTGATCCATCTCGATGAACATAGCTTTCGCTTTTGGTTCATATGTTTTGAAGAAATCAAGGTATGTTTTGTTCACATTGTTTGAATATCCTTGGAAAGTAAGGGTATTCAAATATGTTGTTGTATTTCCGTGTGCCATATAATTGAAATATTAGTTAAGTTGAATAATTATGCTACTTTAGGAACGAATTGACCTTCTACCAGAGTAGTACTGAGAATACGAGTTACTCTTACCTGATTATTTGTTGATGCTGTAACGTCAAGACCTCGGAAATCTGTAGCATCAATGTCTACAAGTTCATCTACGAGAGTTTGAGTTGCTGTACCAGTAATAACAGGGAATTCGAAGTAATCATCCATTTTGTAACCTGAGTAAACGAGATCACGTGTTGAAGCATAGTCTGCTGATGCAGAAGTAATTTCTTCATTACAGATACCTACTGGAATACCTGCTCCACCTGGAACCAAGAAACCGTTTGAATCTACAGTAAGGATATCTCCTACTTGGTAAGCTGTTGAAGCTTTCTTTTGAGAAGGATATCCAGAATTTCGATTGTTTATCGCTTTTGCCATATGTGTGTATGAAAATTAATTGATTTATAAACTGAACGCAAAAAAACACACTTGCTAGTGTGATCTACCGGACCCTTTTTTCGCTAGGCGCTGTGAACGCAGAGGGGTTAGCTCTCTTTTTCCGGCTTTGGATATTTTTCGAAGTCTTCCCAGACTCAAAATTGTATTGCGCTCATTTCCTCTTTCGAAGATTATAGAAAAGATAAGTTTTTACATTTATCTTCTCTAAACTCTCGAAAGAGTGAAGTACTGTCTAGGACACTACTTATACTTTGATTGTACTATTCTTTTGTTTCTTCTACAACAACAGTGTCTTCTGTGGATAAGTCTGGTTGTTCAGTGATGTTGAAGTAATCTTTTGGATCATTACCTTGAGCATCTCGTACTTCTTGCAATTTAAGCAAGAGCATACCGATTGTTGCATCTTCTTCTCGAAACTTATTATCATAAGATTTTACGCCAAGAGTTCGTGATGCAAATTCATGTCTATATTGGGTAACAGTTCCATTAATATATTGCTTGAGAGATTCAAGTACCATCATAACCTTATCAATAGGCTTTGTTGCATACATAAATGGGAGATCTGATTTTGCGATATCACCCATAATTTCTATAGAGAAATCAGTTGCTGTTGTCTCAAATGCCTTTTTTTCTTCTGGTGTGAGCTTGTCATATGAAGCAATAACCATAAGATCCTTTTTGCTTTCTAGTTTTGTAAGAATACTTTTTGCCAATTCAGTTGATGTTTTCTCAATTGGTGTATTGTAATCGTGTTGTTCAGTTGATTGCATATATTATTTAGATGTTACATCTGCATCGAATTCTCCTGGAGAAATCATGAGAGTTTCTTTTAATTCTGTACTGAAAGACTTATACATGTGACCATAGTGCATAACGTCTTCTATTTCACTCACAATCAGTGCGCCACGGTAGTAAAACTTCTTTTCTGAGTCATTTACTGTTTCTGCTACTACCTCTTGTTCTGGGGCAATTTCTGGTGTTTCTGTGGTGTCCTCAAGCACTTCTTCAACAGTTTCCATAACTGCTTCTACTTCTGCTTTAATTTCTTCTACCTTTTCTTTTGTTGTTTTTGCTTTTGCCATATATATTATCCCAAGAAATCAGTTATAAATTCTACTTCAAAATCAAATTCTGGGAGTTTGACTGTGAATACTCGTTCCTCACTCTTAGATTCCATCTTGTACGTTGGACGACTTTCTGGATTGCCTTTTTCATTGACTGCAACACCATATGATCCTACTGCTCCAAGAATACCGTGATCATTGATGATTGTTTTTACTTCACACTTAATCACTGGGATATCAATCTTCTCACGATTTTCCATGTAATCAAGCAATAGGACTTCCTTTTCCTCGATCTTCTTACCGTCTGCTGATAGAAGGAGTGTTACATAAGGCTCATTAGGGAGCTTTCTGATAGGTTCTACACCATAACGCAAGTACTTAGGAGTCTTTTTGTATGGATCATTCTGGAGATTCTTGAATCCTAGTACCCATTTTGCATCAAAACGACTTACTTTGACTGTATCAATAGACTTTGGATCACGAAGATTATACAGAGATATTGGATTGTTTGGGTTTTCTGATTGACGTGATTCAACAGACTTCATGCGTTCTGCCATCATTTTATCAATCTGTTTGATTTGCTCAGGAGAGAAAGTAACCATTGGTACTTCACCTTCTGTTTGTTCTTTATTTTGTGGTGCCATATAGATTATTCAGCTTTTGCTGTGTTATATCCTGTTTCTTTTAAAAATGTTTCGTGATCTGAGTCAGATACTTCATTCTCAGATGGCTGGAAACTTGGTGTATATCCACCTCCCATTGGGAACTTTGGAGAAGATTGGATTGTTTGAGCGCCACTGATACCTGCCATAAGTGCGGCTTGAGTCATGAGTGTTGCGTAATCCTTGTCTTCTTTGATCTCAATACCATTTGCTTTACTTCCTGCTTCCACGATTTTGAATGCTTCATCAAGTTTCTTGCGTAGTTCTGGATCAGTTCCTGCAAATTGTTCTGCATAGAAATTCTTTACAGTAGTTGCGTGACCTTCTTTGAGTGCATTTGCACCATCTATTGCTTCTTGTGCTTTTGCCTTTGCTTCTGCAATAGCGTTTTCTCTCTCAATTTCTTTTAGTTCTTGAGAAGTCTTACCTTTCTGGAACTCATCAAGTTTTTGCTTCATGTGTTCCTCTTTTTCTGCGAGTTTTACAGATAGTTCTTCTTGGAGTTTAGCTTCATGCTCCTCAGGAGTCATTGCTACTACCTCATTACCATCTGCATCGTATAATGTTGCCATGATGTTGTATGTATTTAAAATAATAATCTGGTTTAGCTATCTTACACATTAAAGTAGCCAGATATTATAAGTTTGTTTTGTTATATTCTTGCGTTAATTCATTTTCACTTTTCTCCTGGAGGAACATACCAGATAGCTTTTCTATATCATTCTTGAAAGAAGTCAGGCCATTCATAGTCATCATTGCTGTCATATCTAGCTCACCATTCTCTGCTGTACCATTCTTTAAAAGGACGTTGGCCTGTTTATTTATGAGAAATTCTAGGCGTTCTATGATTCTTCCTTCATTCACCAATACGTGAAAGTATGTAAGATACTCAGTCCGTTCTGCCGGATTAAGTTTCATGATTGGATCATCATAGTGGAATACGTCTACTGAGATACACTTGAGATTTTCTCTAAGAAGTTCTCGTATCTCTCGCTTTATTGATGGTTTCTCTGGTTCTTTTGTTGTAAAAAATGCTTTAATCTTTTTGAACATATTTATCTAGGTATTGAATTTGATAATTGCTTTGCGCCACCTCCTGGATTCATATTCTGAGGGATAGTTCCAGTTGGTTGCATTTCTGTTTGCTGTTGGAGTTGTTGCATTTCTGGACTTTCCTCTATGAATATCTTGTTTGAATCGAATCCTGAGTTTTCAGCAATGATAGTTTCAAGGTAATCGAAGTTAATCTTTGATGGATCACCACCCTTGAGGTTTACATATTGCGTGAGCAGGTTGAAAAGAAGACCCAAAAGCATACTTTGCTCTCCTTCTGGTTCTGAAATTACCTGTACATGGAACTTATCTCTCATTCTCTTGTAGATATCCTTGATGTATTTAGGTTTTGCGTAGTATGTACGGTTTAATCCATCCATTTTTGCTTCGTCTTGTGCTTGCTCATAGAGATCAACACCAGATGTATCATCCATAAACTTCACGCTTATGTTGCCTTTCTTGCCATCAATTGAATCTTCAATAGAGAAATCTTGGTATGCTTCTTCGAATGTTCCATCTTCTTTGTATGTTTTTCTCTTTTGATCAATATATGAAATCTCGTTATCGAGGACTTTCCAGTATACTTGGCACAAGAAATCCATCACACGATCAAGTGAAAGACCGAGTTTTTTAAGACTCTCTTTCTTTTGATCAGTGTATTGACCAAGTGTCATGTCTTTAGTTTGTTGTCCTTCAAGTGTTTTAGATACTGATGAATCATCAATACTTGTCTGGAGGAGATTAAAGAATGAGAATTCAGCATTACTAATACCATCATTTGGCTTGAGAACATGGAGATCATCCTTTTTGATATCAGAAATAACCATATTTGGATTCCATATGTTTGGTTGAATGACTCTATTTGTGTTGTTTCCAATACTAGGTTGTGTCTTCTGTCGGAGCATAAGGACCATAAGACGACCTATTTCATTGAGTTGCTCCTCCTTTACAAAGTTCTTATCTGGATTAGACTTTGAGAAAAAGAAGAATGGGATGCGTTCGTAGTCACCTTTACAGGTAATGAATTCACCAGTTGGAGACTTTTTTGTGAGTGGATATCCAGTTATCATTCCATTTTCTTCTTGGACTGGGTACATTTGCACGCCATTTACCCATTCTTGGAATTCATTGTATACCTCAGATTGCATGGTAATAAGTTCACCATAGTCAGTAATAGGTTGTTTGAGGTAGTAATCTCCCCAGATTCCATTGACCATATCAGGTACGGTTGTTGTTGGAGTTGATGGTACAGATGCCCATCGAGGATTGTCTTTAAATCGTTGTGCGAGTTGTGCGATTGGATAGTGACGTACAGTATAAAAGCGTGATTGGCCTTTCATGCCTACTTCACGGATGTTTATTGGGAATATTGATGTATTTGGAAGTGTTGTGATAGTACAGTAATCACATTCTTTTTCATAGATAGTTTTCCAAGATACCTTTTCACCCATATTTGGATCTGCACTTGCATTACCTAGTGGAACTTTCTTTACGTGCCATTTTTCTTCTTTCTGAATATCTACGAATACATTTCCACGAGCAACAAGGAGATTCACCATGTTCTCCATTTCATCTCTAAAATTAGATTGTATGAGTACTTTCTTTACCTTGGCTGTAATGATTTGGCAAAAGTCTACAAGTTCTTGATCATTTTTATCAAAAGGAGTGAACTGTGGCTGGAAGTTCATGTTCATGATCACGGATGTAATCGTTCGATCCTTTTCACGTACATATCCTGTAACTAGGCGTGAATCTCCTGGATTTTGCTTTGGTGGATTGTATGCGAGATCAGATTGGAAGTTGATGAGATCATATCGAGAATACGGAACGCCATTGAGTTCCATATGCGCTTGCTCACGAATAACAAAAGCATTGTTTAATTCCATGAGTCGTTCACTACGATAGCGAGCTTCTGCTGGAGTATAATCAGGAGCTTGAGTACCTCTAGACTGAATGTTGTAATATCCTTTGATTTGATCTGGTGTCCTTGACTTTATTATGAACTATTATGTCTTTAATTCAAAAAGTGGATAACTAATAAAAGTCTTGTAACGTATCTGGAAGTTTTATTGCTTTATCTGTCACTGTCATTTGTATGAAATTTCCTTGTGTATCACCTCCAAGTGAAAAGTATATGCTATCTGATATCTTTTTAAATTGATCTTGAGTGAGTTGTATCTGTCTGAATAGGCCAGATTGTGGGGAAGTTTCAAGCATAAGTACCATACGTGTTGTGTACAGTTGTCTGAAATCAAACGGTATACCTTTGTCTTCTTCAATTTTCATGTTGCAGGCCACAGAATCGAACTGTGCCTATACAAGATAAGGAGTCTTGTTTGCGCCCATGCGCCACCTGCGATAATTATATCCCCATGGGATCGAAAGGAATATCCTTATTTGCTTGTTCTTGCTTCTTAATCGTTTCTGCTGTTGCTGAATTCTTACTATCTTCATCAAGTTCAAAGAATTCTCGCATGTATAGAGCATCTGAATAGTCTGTTGATCTACCACCAAGAGCTTCTTTCATGTCTTCCTTTGAAATGATTGCTACTTTTTTATCATTATCAGGACTTATTGTTTTCCATTGTTCGAGTTCTTCAATGAGTTTCTTGCGCATGTCTTCATTGTTTATCTTAAACGCTACCTTTCCTTCCTTGATTCTTTGAGCGAATTCCCATATACATTGTGATCTCAGGTTTACAAAGAAAGGTTTTATCATCTCTTGTACCTTTGCTCTTTTGTCTTGTAGTGGACTTGATGCTCCAATAAATCCACGCATACCAGGAATGAATGATGGAAGATATGCACCATTTCCTGTTGCATCTGATATGCTTCTCTTTATTTCAAGAGAGTGGACTTGCATGTACCAATCCACTGTTGATTTGAACGTCTTTGGATCTGTTTTTGGTATTGAGTAGGCGTATTCAACAATGTACCCATTCCAAATATAGATAACTGCTTCATCTTTACCTCCAAACGCTGGGTCTACAGTCATGTATCTTAATCCAGGGTTTCCTTCATTGGTGAATATTCTTGAAATATCTGTATCTGTTAAGAGTGCGGTTGCATCATCATCATAATCCCAATCACCTTCGAACAGACGAGCGCGCCGAACAGGATCCTTTTCACTTGCCAGTGTTTGAACATAATCTGGTGGTAAATGTCTATTATCTGTAGCAAACGCTTGGATATATCGCTTATCAGGTTCAAGCACTCCATCACGAAATGGATCAATATAGTTACGCTTGAGCCATCCTTTCTTTGGGTTACAAGTAATCAGAAGTTTCTTTTTTAGGCCATACTCCATGTTTTTCCATCGTCCTATTGAAAGATATAGGTTTGCTTTTGCTGATTCTGCTACCTCACCTGCTTCTTCAATCCATCCACGAGTCATCTGCATTGATCCAAATCGTTCGAATAGTGGATCTCCTGGTACATCTGCACATGAAATAAGAAATACCTTTGAGCCATTTTTTAATCTAAAGAAGTTATCTTGACCATTGAATGTTGCATAATCTTTAATATCTAATCCCCAATTTTTAAACACTTCATAAATAGTTGGGATGGTAAACTTACGAAGATCATTCAATTCCTTACGTGCAATGAAGTATTGAGTTTCTGGATAGAGCATTGCATCACCAAAAATAAGGCTTGCACCAAGGTAGCTTTTTCCTCCCCCCTTTGAACCACCGTATACAATTTCTGCAACTGAATCATCAAGCCATGCTTGTGCTGCAAGGATTTGTTTTGGATTCTTAGTCCTAAATTGTATCTTAATTGTTTCCATCTTCTTTTTCTTGTTCCAAGATTATTTCCATTCCACCAATAACTGATACCTTTTCTCCTTGGGTAGTTATATCTGTTTTTTGAGTAATACGTTGTTTTATCTTGTTATATTCAGTAATAGCACGCATTTTTGCTGAATAGTCTTCACGTTGTTTGATTGTATGTATTAATTCACTGTCTACTTCTGAGTCAGTCATGCTATTGACTAAAAGTTCTTTTATTTTATCGTTTACCTTGGCATTTCTTAACAGACGAGAAGCTGCTGCTGAACAATTATCATAAGCTGTTTGATATGATGAATCTTTTATCTTTTCTCTTAGTCCAGTTTCAGTGTCAGGATCAGAATATATCGCATCATCTGTAGGTAAAGATTCTAATGGGATTTTATATGCCTGTGCATAGCAAAGAGTTCCATTTCCATAAAGATATGTATTTTGTGTGTAGATATGACAAAAAAGTTCTTGATTTGCATTAAGTTTTTGTAGTATCTTTTCTTTGTTTATTTTATTCTTTGTTTTTAATCTTTTTTTAGTAACTGCCATACTTATATATTACTATAAATAATACAATACAAATATAACTTGTATACTGTGGGTAATTATTTATCCACATTCATGGACCTACTCTAGTATTAATAGTTTTTTATATAAAAAAGGTTAAATACTCTTATTAGTCCTGTGGATTCTCAAAATGGGTGTGCATAAGTTCCAAAGTTCCTTTAATATTGATCATTCCTCTATCTGCTAAAGCGTGATGATTTGGGCAAAGTAATATTAGGTTATCAATATTATCTGAACCATTCAGGTATCTAGGTATTATATGGTGTACCTCTACCACCTCATCAAAACCACAGACAGCGCATTTTCCACCATATTTTATATATAATTCTTTATAAGCAAGCTTTCTGCCTGTCATATTCAAAAATCTTAGTTTCTTTTTTTTATATAATTCTTTTGTTTCAACTAAAAAACTTTCAATATCTTCTTTATATTTTTCAAGAATCTTAATTACAAACTCATGTTTAATTCTTGTATCATACAGATACATTGCTGTGGTATGGTCTTTATTAACTTCTTTTCCAATCTTATTCCAGGAATATCCTATTTTTCTAAGAATTATAACGACTATCGCACGGGCAAGTACCACATCTCTTTTTCTTGTTTTGTCTAATATTTCCTCTTTTGTTACATGTAATTCATTTAAAACTAATTTATATAATTGATCCATATGTATATTATAAGTTATGCACACAAGTTATACAAGTGTATAAAAGTTATAAAATTATAACTGTTATTAAAATGTGGATGACTGTGGATAAGTAGTAAAAATATCAAATCAATTCATTTTTCATACACACAAATAGAACACAATAAGAACAGGTTATACACAGGTTATCCACAGGTTTAAAAATAATCAAAATCACCTATTTGGAAATTACAAATAGGTGATTTAATGTTTAATCTTGAATTTTGCGTTACCTATCACTGATCTTAATTTACTATGACGTATACAGAAATGACACGCTGTACAGATGTGTATCGTTTCATACTTATAACAGATATCCGTGTTTGTCTTTAAAATAGCTCCACAGAGTGGTACAGGACATCTAAAGGACCGTAGTCTTTTCCATTTCATTTACCTCATTATAATACAAGAAAAGATTAGCTAAGGCAAGAGGTGCGCTTGTTCCTGAGCTTAATTCAAAGGATGTTTCGTTATCATTGAACTGATTTGGTTTGAGACAATAGAACATATCTCCTCGCTTTTCTAGTATGTAAAAGGTATTTGCGAGTGTTTCAATTAGTTCATCTGTCGTTGGAAAGTAAAGATTTTCTTGTTCCTTATATACATTAACCATATATTCTCCTTTGTCATATTTATTTTGAGGGAATCCTGAATCCCTTAGACGTAGCGCTGTTATAAGATCAATCATAGTATTCCTACGCTTACACACTTATTTTTTAATGTTTTCATCTCTTTTTCTATCATTTTTATACTAGAGTTGAGTTTCTTTATGTATTCCTTGTGTGACTGTATTATCTTTTCCTTTTCCTTACTTAGTCTCGTATATTTGCTTTTAGCTAGGTTATATTCCTCTAGGAGCTGTGTTGGTGTTCTCATGGTAACAATTGCTTAATTGTTGATAAAAGTTCCTTAGCGAGCCTATAGCGAGTTCTAGGGACCGGATATAAGCATGGTTGTAATGGGAGTTCTATATCATCCTTATAGAACTTCTGTGTACGTGATTCCTTGTTTGCCCATAGTTTGAGTATGGACCGTGCGTATCGGTATCTTTTTGTTCTTCGTGGCTCACTGTTGAGTATTGCTATGATCTTGGACCTTGTTTCATTGGATCCATATGTATCTGTGAAGTTACAGGATTTTGTTGCCATGGTTATTTTTTTATTTAATAAAACTTAATATATGGGCTATTACGTCTACGTTGAATGCGTTTCCTGTACATTTGTATGCTTGTGAATCACTGATGCCTTCGGTATGTTTGTCTGGGAGTCCCTGGAGTCGGCAACATTCAATCGGAGTAAGTTTTCTTACATATCCATCACCTACTACTCCGATATTACTTGCTGTCATCAGATTCTTTGCTTTTTTACCAACTCTACCACGTCTTGTTTTAGAATTTGGAAATGATAGATCTACACTATCTCCGACTTCTGCAATGGCATATCCTTGTTTTGTTGCTTCTGGTACGACTAGGTACAATCCAGTTTTTGCACCACGACCACCACCAAGGGCACTAAGGGCAACAGATTTTCCATCGGTTGAGTATATTCTGTCACCTTGTCCGCCTTTATTGAATTTACCAACACGAACGGATAAATATTGTCCGTTCCAGCTTGCATACTGGCGTGCCATCATAGTGATAGACTTGTCTCCATTGAGATTTGTTCGTTTCTTTTTCAGGCGTTCTTCATCTGTCACCCATGTGAGATGATTTCCTTTGACAATGTATTTTTCAAGATCGAATTCTTCTCCTCTTGTTTCATGGATGATGTCTTTGAGGAAGATGTTTCTATCTTCTGGTTGTGGAATTTCTACTTGTTTATAAGTTCCGAACTCGTCCAGTTTACCTACCCAGAATAGGCGTTTACGATTCTGTGCAGATACCAGTGAAGCATTGATCATAACTGGCTCTATTCCAAACAGTTCTTTGGTTATGGTGTCTCGTGCTTCTTTAGACATTGAATTTACGTTTTCAAGGATGAAGTATTTTGGCTTTACTTCATTGAGGATTCTTACATACTCATAGAATAAACCTGATTTCTTACCTGCGAGTCCTTCTCGTTTTCCTGCGATTGAGAGATCCTGACAAGGGGACCCACCTATGAGTAGATCAATACTATCTTTTACATATCCAATAGGTTCAAATCCCTCCATGGAATCATTATGTAAAAATCCTTTTTCTACATAGATATCTGTGACACTTCCAACATGTATACTTTCTGGATAATTCTTTTGAGAAACTTGAATTGCATATTTGTCTATTTCAGATGCGTAATATGCTTCTACGGGTATTCCTGCTCGTTCTAGGGCTACTCTTGCGCAAGATACACCATCAAAAAGTGAAAGTACTTTCATAGTTATTTTTCTTCCCCTATAATCTCTGCGAGTTCTTGCATACGCTTGTGGAGGACCTTATATAGCTCTAATTTAGGCGATATGCCCTTTATATCTGCTTTTAGTTCCTTGTATTCATTTATGTAAGAATCTCTTGATGTAGAGGCCATTTTGTTTGTTTTAATAATTATTGTGGTTGTTGTTCTAGTTCATCAATCTGCTTGCGTATCTTTCCAATGACGAATCTTCCCATGTCTGCCTTTCCTAGATAGTATTTTCTATCTCCTTGTGTGTACTTTTGATCTGCACGATTTTCTTCTTCTTTGATATCTTCATCTATGTGAGTGATTATATCTAGAAGTGTTGCTTTAAGTTCTGTCATATATATTATATGTTATTTTTGATTAAAAGGAACTGTTTATTGTTTTATTCTCAATTCAGCTTCTAGCACACTCTTTTCTTTTCCAAATACTCTTTTAAATGGAATACGTCCTGGCATACCACTCATCTTTACTTCTCCCCATGTAGGAAATCTTTTTTTAATCTTAAAAAAGTCTTGGTACTGCTTCCTCACTTCTTCATCTGTATACTTAGGGAAATAATTATTTTCTTTACGTGCTTCTTTTGCTTTTTCCTGAAAATTTAATACATGTTGCCTATATTCTTTTCTAGGAATACCCCAGACTACAACTGCTTCTTCGTATGATCCAAATCGTGTTTCAATGATATATCTTAATCTACCAGTCAATTCTTTAGATGTTGGAATTCTTTTTAATCGATTATAGATATCATAGAACTGAGACTTTACTTGATCAGGGCATGTACCATACGTGTTATTTGTTTGAATTGAAGCAAGACTACTTCTTTGTCTTTTTGGATTTTGGTGTAAACGCTTATTTTGTTCTCTCAATCTTTTTAAAATAACTTGTTTTTCTACATCTGGAAGATTAAGAAAATTGTTCTTGATCTTTTTTCTTGTTGTCTCGCTTACTAAAGGTGTTCCTAGATTTAAACCTGTTTGCACACGATACTCATTTGGCGATACTTGACGGTGTTTATGGTATAAATGCTTTGCTATATTAAACACAGTTCTACCGCAAATATGACACTGTAACTTACCTGTCTGCTTTTCTTCTAACAAAACACCCATATATCCAAAACCTTTTTCATATTTCATAAAAGGTGGTATGCCTTTATATATTGGATTGAATTGTTGTGTTTCTATTGTCATAATGTTGCAATATATTCCTCTATGGTTCGACCTGCACAAAGTTCTTGTATAAGCATGTGCATATTGAATTTCCATTCGTGATCTATTTGGTATTCACCTGGAACAGGAGCGACTTGTAATGGTTTCCAGTTTTTTGTTCTTCCTACTGCTTCCCATGCTTTAGGTTCTAAGACTATTACTCTTATGAATGGTGGATGTATTTTGAGACAATATTCATAATCTTCCTTACAAGTAAAAGGGTAAATACTTCCTTGTGGTTTATATACGTACCCTCCTTCTATAGCTGCTTCAATGAATTCTGTGATTTTCATAGTTATTCTTGATTATTTTCTAATTCTTTTGCTCTCTCAAGCGCTTCTTCACTTAGTATTGCCGTTCCTGGAACGATGTCATTGTATGTGACTTCTGAATAAGTAAGAGTGTCTCTATTTACGATCTCCAACACCTCATCTAACCTGACATACGCCACCATTCTATCTCGTTTGTTCTCATCAGTTATTTGGAAGTATTTTTTTGGGAGGTTTTTTATTTGGTCTTGCATGGTTCTTCTAAAAATATACTTAGTGCTATTATTGGTATCTGAATTGAAAGTTCAAATTGCCACCGACCATATTTCTTTTTTGAGTAGTAATTCCATGCTATACCAAAAGTCCAACGACTAAATGATATAAGTATTTCTAATGTTTCTGGTTTTCCCATAGTAGTGTGTATTAGTGAGTAATTACTTCTTCTCGTTATCGCTGTCGTTGATAATAGACCCATAATGACGTTCAAATTCTTCCTTTGGTATGGTTTTTTTAGTCATAAATTATTTATAGTTTTGTATATCTATATCCAGTATTTGTATCGATGGACTTGTTTGTTCTGGTATAAACAATGGAACACCGTTTGCGGTACTTTTTATCCATACACCGTCTTTGTTGTAAGTGTTTTCTACTTCAATTGTTTCCATAGTTAGTTTTTATTGTCTGAAATAAGATTGATAATTTCAAGTGCATCATCATAGTAAATCATCTTTTCTTTTCGTGGATTTCCGTAGAAAGCCTCGGTATTGTTGAAATGATTGACTATAGCTTTGTTGATTCGTTCTTGCTCATCTCTCTTTGCTTCTTCACGGATAGATTTCATTTCCTCTTTTACCAATTCTTTAATTTTTTCTACAAATAGATATTTCAATGCTCTTCTTTCTAATGGTGGTAAGTCATTAAATAAAATATCTTTTTCATTAAATCTCCTTTGAAATTCATGAAGTATGTTTGGCATCACATCATCAAATCTCTCCTCCCATGTAGACACTTCGCTTGGTGCGATGAGTACATCGTCTTTTATACATTTGCCATCAATATGGTGTGTATAGGCATCGGTTTCTCCACTGCAAAAACATTTCTTTTCTTCGTTTGTATCGTGTGACATGTTTATTTACTATTACTTATAATCTTTTCTTTGAGGGAGGATAGGGCTAGGTTGTAGCCGTGAGATATACAACTACCGTTATTACAGAAACAATGATAAATATTTTTTTCTTTCTCTATCTCTTTCAGCACCATATCTTCTTTACTCTTTTCACCTGCTTGAAATGCGAGGGAGATTTCTGATTCAATGAAAAGTTTAATACCTTTTACAACAATTCTAACTTCTTGGTCTAAGATAACTTCTTCAAAATTCTCATCAAACCTCTTAGTCATTTCTTCTTGTATGTCTTTGAGTGTAGGCATGGTTAGTTAAGTTGCTGTAGTTTTTCGTTATACTCAAATTGAGACATTTCCTTAAAATCAGGTGTTGATAGTTCTTTTTGTAGTTCTCCACTTATCAATTTATTTGTTTGTTCAATGAGTTTTTTATTATCGTTTATTTTCTTTTCGTAATCTTCTATTTCTCTTTCTTTTGTCCTTACAACTGATTCAAATTCCATTTCTAACTCATCTGCTGTAGCAGGGAACAACACGTAGTCTTTTTCACCTTTTATAACTTTTTGACTAACATCAATACTTGACCAAGATTTTCTATATTCAACTGCTGTAATGATTGCATTTATACCGTCATTTAAAACTTCTGTAACTACACCATAGTAAACATAGTCATTATCTTCAAATCTTTTATAAATATTTCCTTTTGAAAGTTTTGTTATTCTTATAACATTTGCACTTGCTTGTATAATTTGTTTTGTTTGCATATATATATGTTTTAATTATTTGTTAATTGTCATGTACCAGATGTAAGAGTGGCAAGGTTTGACTTGCAGCTCTACTCACTGTCTAGTAAGTGGATGGGAGCGTTACCCCTCATTTGATTCCTTTTCGGTGATTAAACGTGTCACACCTATTGGCTCACTGTCCACCTCACTCCTACATTTGATACACGACTGTAATGATTAAATAAATCTTATAAACACCAGACACCCTGTCATAAATATAATACAAGCGAGGATGAAGAGGATTTGTCTTTTTGCTTGTTCTTCTTGTAGTATGTTTCTCATGTTAGTTTTCTTTTGCTGATAATAATTCTTCTAATTTTTCAATTTCTTTATCTTTTTCTTCTATTATATCAACACAACAATCTCTTAAATCTCCATTTACTGACCTTCCTTCTTCGATATAATCCATAGCTGCGAATATTTCTCTTTCAATACTTTTCCATGTTTCTGGTTCTAATATAGATTCTATGTATTTTAATTCAGATATTGCTTTATCAAACATTCGACAACTTGTTGGAATATCTCTTAACCTTTTGCTCATATTACGGTCTCAAGGACATCATAAAAGCGTGCATTGCTGTATATGAGGTCATATTATTTGGTAATGTGTACGTCAGTTCTTTTGGTTCTGGTACATATATTTCACGTTTACTCCATTCCACCAGTGATTCCATTTCTACTTGTTGTTTTATTTTTTCTTCAAGAGAGAAGTGGATATTTGTTGGGTGGTATTCTTCTATGGTTAATTTCTTTGTTCTTTTCATATACTTAGTATACCATACTGTAACACTACTGCAAACACCACCTGTGCATAACTATTTCTGCAAGTCTGCCAGAATAATGTTCTTGATAATTGTCCCTGCCTTTACTTTGTGGTGTACAGGGAATGTTTTCTTATACTTCTTTTTTAGTTTGTCTATTGTACCTTTTGGGAGGTATAGACCGATACGTTCTATGTAGTCTTTGTTCATGTTAGTTCATTATTGCGACACGAGTTCCGTCTTCTCTGACAGTAAGCGTGTACGTTGGTAATTTCTTTTGTGTTATTGGTAATGCTGAATACTGTGCTAATTTTTGCTTACGTTTGCCTTTATAATAATCAACTTGAATTATTTTATTTTGTGCCATTTTCCGTAATGCTCTCCCTGCTCCTTCCAAAGAGTATTCTTCTCTGTGAGCGACACCATACAAGTCATACTTTGCGTGCCAGCCTTCGTTCTTTATGAGGAATTGATATAGATGGAAATATAGCGTGTCGTACTTAAATGGAGTTTTCATATGATTGTAGATATTCGTCAGTGTTCTCGTAAGAGGGAAATGCCATGTGTAATCCCCATTGAGAAATATGTCGGTTTACTTCTTCAAAGACTTTTTGTATCTCTGATGTTGTTAAATCTTTTGTGCTTTCTTTTCCGTACTTCATACGAGCAAATGTACGCCATAGTTGCTTTACTGATTCCATAGTATTATCTGCTTCTACTTCTGCGAATAATTGTCGGATAGTAATACCATGTTCATTGAGTACGTCTGCGAGTTCTGTGCAGTAGAGGTGCAAGCTCCTATTTTGAGATGGTGTACGTTGTTTTTCTTCCATGTTATATCTTATAAACTTTTATCTCTACCTCTTGGTTTCTTATTGCCGACTCTACAATGAAAGCCAAGTCTTCTTTTGATAAAGTCATATGCTGTTCTCCTTTGTTCAAGGTTATGTTTTCACTTCCGTATGCAATTAGTAGTTTTTCATTCATATACTAGAAAGGAATTTCGTCAAGATTTATAGTTTCATTCCCTGCACTCATAGATTCAGGATAGCCACCACCTGCGATGTTATCTTGCTTTGGTTCTTCTTTTGGTTCTGCTTTTTTGCCGAATTGGAAGTTTTCTAAAACGATTTCAGTGCGATAGTGTTTTACTCCGTCTTTTTCGTAGTTACGAGTTTGTAAACGACCTTCAACATAAATACTATCTCCTTTTTTGCAATACTGTGCGATTGTCTCTGCTTGTTTTCCGAAAGATACTACGTTGTGAAACTCTACTGATTCTTGTTTTTGTCCTTGTGCATCTTTGTAAGTGCGATTTGTTGCGAGTGAGAAACTTGCTACTTTATTTCCACTTGGAAGTGCTTTAAGTTCTATTTCTTTTGTGATGTTTCCTATTAGGATTGTTTTATTTATATACATTGTATTTTTCTTCTATTTCTTTTAATAATTTTTCTCCTACTTCTAAACCTTTAATAATTTTTTCCTGCATTTCTTTATCTGCAAGTACTCGTTTTATGAGTAAGTTTTGTTTGAAGTTTGGGTTATAAGCAACAAAGTCTATAAAGTCCCATTCCATAAATAACATTTGCATTTGAGTTTGCCATAAATACTGACTTTCAATCTCTAAACCATTAACAATGTTTTGGAAGTGTTTTTTATCTTCAAAGCATTTAATTTCTACTCCACCATTTTGGTTTATAATGCCACCATCAGGACTTGCACCACCAACATTTGAAATGTCTTTGTTTATTACAAAACCTATCTCCTCCACATTGTTACCTGTTTGCAGTTCGTACATGTCTCTAGCAAGCGGTTCAAGTTCTACTCCTCGTTCTAAATCTTTGTTTGTGTATTTTTCTTTGTCTGCTGTTGAGTATTTTTCTGCTAGTTTTTCCCAGATAAGCGTTTCAAGTCCTTTTCCTTGATTTCCTATCGCTTGAGCTTCTGAAGCAGTCAAAGGATATTGAAGTCTTAGAGCAAACCATTCAGGTGTCTTTTGTTGTACTTTAATTATCTGCATTTTCGATGAAGTGTTTTTGTTCTGCGACCAATTTATCGAAGTCTTTTCCTAGTCCTTGATATTTATTTGAAACTTCTTTTAATTTTTCAATGGTTGTTGTGTTTTGCACTTCTTGTCGTATTTCTTCTGTAATACTAGGATTGTTTACTGTTTCAACCATGTTTATCATCTGGTAAAGTCTATCGTAGTTTATGTTATCTTTTCTGTTCAAGTCTTTTCCGAAAATTCTACCAATCTTTTCACAAGCGTCTTTCATAGCAAAACTTTCTGAAGCAGGAGCACCCATTTGTATTGCTTTTGTGTTCATTTTATCAAACTCCAATGCACCAGAACCTTTTGCTGTTTGAATAGGCATAGCACCGATTCCGTCTTGCCAGTCCCACTCACCACTGATAGGGTCTAAAAACCAAACTTTAACTGTAGTAACAATACTATTTGCAATTATTTTGATTTCTTTGACTTCCAAACGCCATTTAGAGAAAATCATTGTCAAAAGATATTCGTGTCTTTCAATAGGCAAGTACTTGATTCCGTTTAATTCTTTTACCCATTCTTTTTTTGGCTCTGCGTTAAGAATTATGTTTAATTGATTTTGTTTATTTACAAGACCTGTATCACTGTATAATTCTTGTAGTGTTGGTATTTTTTGTATGTTACTCATATTATTTATCATCTCTTATATCTTCTTCCCAGCAAGTTCGACACATTGCTCCATCACACTTTTCTAAGTTTTCTGTTTCGTTACAACCGATACATTCTTTATGAAATACACTTTTGAGAAAATCGTTATATTCTGTTGTTGATTTTCCCTTGTGTGTTGGTATGCCTTTGATGTTTCCAAAAATAAGCCAATTCATAATGTTTTGTACTTTCATATTTTTACTATAGGTTGGTTATCTCCTACTCTTATATACTAGCATACCTATAGTGTTATTGCAAACACTACCCTGTGGATAAACTATAATCCCATATCCTCAAGTTCTCGTTCTGCTTCGTCTTCTAATAATCCAAGAGACATCAAAGCATTTTTATATTCGTTTCTCATTTGTTCTTCATCATCGTCTATAAAGTCTTCTCTAATTATTTGTTGTAATTTATTCATATTATTTACACCCATATTTCTTATGGTAATTACTTTCTAATAACATTGTGCATATCTTGCACTTCTTTAGTTTCTTTTTAGGTTTGTTTTTAATTATTGTCATTCAAAAGGCCCTGCATCTGATGTTTTGGCATTGCCCTCATCATTTTATGCATCCTTTCGAGGCGCCGTAATTCTTCCTCCGTTTGTGGTTCTTCACTTGTTTCGCTTTGCTTTGTGCTGTCTGCTTTCATATAAAGCTCGTTTCGCTGTATAAAAGCATGATAAAACAGCTCGAGCTCTGCCTCGTATGCCTTTAAATAAAAGTTAAGTTTGGCGTCGATAAGCAAATAATCTGCATCGCTGCAAACAATACCAAAGGCCCGTTTCCCGTTTGATTGTACATATTTATATTCCGAATAATTTGCCCGGCTTAATTTGCCGATTACAGAGGCGATAATCTGCCTGGTGATATCATAGTCTTTTTTTATAAAATAAACCCGGTGCTCGGAAACGGCCTCCCCCTCGATTTCAGCATACGTGATTCCGTGCTGCTGCATTAAACGCTCGAGGAACATTATGGCGTTTTCTTTTTCGCCGCCGATACCTCTGTCGGCCAGGGCCTTTAATTTTTTTGCGAGTTCAATTACTTTTGAGTTCATGTGTGCGAAGTTTTTTGAGGCCCCAGGCGTTGTTGCCGGGGGCCGGAGGTTAATTTAGTAAATGTCAATAACAGTTTTCATCTCGAGGTTAATCATCTGTTGTGCTGCATAACAGCTAAACCCGAAGGCCTCGGCGGCGGCTGCGATTTCAATTGCTCCGAAGGTGTTACTGTTTAACGAGTAAAGGGTAATTCCGTCTTTTGCAACAATCATTTCAATTTGTTTCAGTTCATAACGGCTTGAGCCTTTAATTAACTGGGCGAGGGATTTGAAGTTCTTTTTCATTTTGCGAAGTTTTAAGTTAGTAATTGTTGTTTTTAATTATGATGTAAAGATAGTGTACCCAGCACAATAAATCTATGACATTTATCATGTTTTGCATTTTTTTCTATG